AGACACGTTCATGTTGTTTACCTGTGCAGAGTTGGTTAAGTGTTACTGAAAGAGATGCGATCCGCCACCCATGTTCCGGCAAATAAAGTTTACGCACTGTAAAGAAATGCCCCATTTCGTCGCGAGCACTCAGGTGCGGTTAGTTGCATATGAACTATTTGGACAGAGGGGGTGGGGCGCTTATAGACCCGTCGCTGCCTCTGTGGGAGGGGCGGTATTCGGAGTCCGATTGTAAGAGTGTTGGTTATTGAAGTTTTGATTGCCGGATTTGGTTGATGGGTTTGCGTTTTGGGGCTTGGTCAGGGGTAGTACCTGTACCACAGTAGAAAATTTTGCTGATAGGTACCGACGTTAGGCAATGGAGGCTTTATCATCCGCCCATCCCAAATGTAAGGCACACAAAATGGACACTACCAATCGCGCTGCTGCAATCGAGACCTGTGAAGCCATCCTTCGGAAAGACTATGAGTACAACCAAGAGAAAGAGATCTGGCCCACAATCAATCGGCGCATTGAGGGCTTGCTTGCCCGAACCAATGAGCTTGCTGACGTTTACGTGGAGTTGCACGGATCGCTTGGTGAGGACTATAGAGCTCTCAAATCATTTTTCGATGTGTTGAGCCATACGGTGTATTCTTGGAATTCCGAAAAAATCAAAGAAGCTCGCCAAGATAGAGAAAAACTCACTGACTTGAATGTTCAAATTGCGGAGGCCTCTAAGTTACTATCCGGTTTGATTTCTCGTCGGACAGATGTTCAGGAAAGATCGAGTTTTCGGAGTGACACCTACTACCATATTGTTGATGTTGTGAAAGATGCTGCTGAGAGTAACGGTCTCTTTTCTTCTCACGTAGAAGAGAAACTGGAAAATCTAACCTATCAGTATGATCTTAAATATTGGCCGTCGATTAGCGAGGTAATATCTGCAGTCGGTGTTAATGCACAAGCTGCAACTACTGTCGCGCGATCTCCGGCTGCAAGTGCAGCAACTGACGCGCGTCGCCCTGGACTATCAGACTTCCTTAAAGCATTTGAGGCCGCTCTTGATGAAAACAGAGTAAGAAGGCACGGATTCATCCCGAACAAATTCTCGATGTCCAACAATTCAACTGCCTCTCTGATCAACTGCGCCCTTGAGGTGGAGGTTGATGATCTGATCGATGGCAGCTTTGTGAAGCGGTTCCGTCAGCGTGAGCGCGAAAGGAAGGCCAGCCAGCTGAAGGTCGATTGAGAATTTGGTGCGGCTGGGCTGCGTTGATTTTTTGGGGCACTGGAGGGGGACGTGGCTATCCCGTTCATACCCTGTCCACGAACGTAGCCTTAGCCTTTTGGGATGTATTGAGGGACTGCTGGGCTTGGTGGGCCTGTCGGGGCTGCTGGTTGGACGCAATCGACGGTGCACCAATTTTTTGGGCTTTTTTTAGGTTTTGGTGGGGCGAAGAGTACTGGCTGTGAGCTGGCTTTTACTGACGAAAAATCGGAGAGGGTATGGGCTGGAAGGCCCGGACATACTGGGGGGAGGTGGAGCGGGTAGAGGGAATCGAACCCTCAACTAAAGCTTGGGAAGCTTTCGTTTTGCCACTAAACTATACCCGCATTACGCGCTTACTCGGTGCACCAAAGCGGGTTGTCCAATAAGAACCCTCGTTATCAGCTTGGGAAGCTGATTAGCATGAAATATCACGCTATTCGATGTCATATCTATCAAGGTTAAAATCCTTTGTAAATCATGGCCTTAAAACCACCTTTCTAGTCTCACTCTGTATCAGGTAATCTGCTGTTAATTCCGGCTAACAGACACCTCAAACAGACACCATTTCTCATGCTAACAGACAAACAGATCCGATCATTGAAACCTGGTACAGCCGATTACACCCGTTCCGATCAGCGTGGGTCACGTGGGGCCGGTGTGTTGGTCGTCAAGGTCAAGACCACCGGCGTAAAGGAGCTCTATTTCGTTCGGTACGTTCAAAAAAAGATCCGCCGGAAGAAGCTTGGCAACTGGCCAGAGATGTCCCTCTCTGACGCGCGAACGGAATGCGCAAAATTAGGCGAGGTCGACGCTTCAGGCGGTTCACTGTCCCTGCTGCTGGATTCGTACGTGTCCAAGCTTAAAGAGGAGGGTGCCGCGACGGAGGGGGACGTGGAGTGGTCGTTCAAGAAGTACGTGACGGACCCGCATCCGGACATCGCGAAGCTGCCGGCAAGCTTGATTGAGCCTGGCCACATCAAAGATATCCTGTCGAAGATGATTCAGGACGGAGTTACTACCTTTACCAATCGGGTGCGGGCTCGGCTTCATGCTGCTTTTCAACACGGCCTGAACCAGGAGAACAACCCTCGGGATTATCTGAAGGATGGGGTTATGTTCGGGCTGAAACATAACCCCGTCGCCGGCGTGCCAGTGCAGAAGGATTGGGAGAAACCCGGTGAAAGGGCGCTGTCAGTCAAAGAGCTATCCACGCTCTGGAATTTGTTACCAGAGGAGCTGAGCATTGTAACGTCGGAGCTGATCAAGTTCCTGATCGCGACCGGTGGACAACGACCGACGCAGCTACTGACCTCAAACCGAAGCATGTACCACAAGGACCACCTGTTGATTCGAGACGGGAAAGGAAAGGAGGGGGAGCGCACGGTTCATGCTGTCCCGCTCAATGAGTTGGCCCTGGCATGTCTGGAGCGGCTAGCGATGGTTACGTCTGAGGAGCCTTACCCATTTGCAGGGAAGTACGAGAATGATTCGATACATGTCAACTCGCTCTCTCGTGCTATAACGAGCCTTTACAGCCGGCACGAGGATGAGTTCGACGGCCCGTTCGTACTGAGAGATATTCGGCGGACTTGCAAGACATTGATGGGTGTCGCCGGACTGAGTAAAGACATACGGGATCGAATTCAGGGGCATGCGTTTTCCGATGTATCGTCAAAACATTACGATAGATATGACTATTTTAAAGAGAAACAAGCAGCGTTAAATAATTGGTCAGCTTGGCTGGTTGAAGTTGCGAAAGTTAGGAGTTGCTAAGTAAATGGATAATGTACCTAGACGCAGATATATAGAAGGGCTTGTCGAGAACTTTAAGGAACTCCAGGCTGTTCACCTTGAGCTGTGCAACGATGTTGCGAACGTTGTTCCTGATCTCGTCATGGCGGACGCCAAGGATTTGCCGAGCAAGACAACTAGGCTGACCAGCTTTGAGCGCCGAAGCATATTGCGTGCGATCTTTTCTTGCATTGAGGCTTCTAGTTTTCACATGCGCAAACATCTGGTCCTTCACAACGGGGATCTACTGTCGTCTGAAGTGGCCCTTGCTTTGAAGGAATTGCAGGTGGACGTGAGCAGTTCCGGCGTGGTTACAACGAAACCGTTAAAGGTTGGCGCGCTTTCTCTATTACGACTTACGGTTAAGGTCTTCGGAGAATGCTATGAGCCTTTAGATGAATACAATCTTAAAGCCACCAGATGCGAAGGTGCTGATTTTGAAAAGATGATTCCTTCATTCAAGGTCAGAGATAGAATTACACATCCTAAAAACATTTTAGATCTCACCATAACGGACGACGAATTGTTGAATGCAGTGACTGCTTTTAGATGGTTCAATCGATTCGTTATTGACTCGATTGGTCTGATTGCAGGTCATACTTTGTCGGATGCAAAGAACTTTGAAGAGCGAATAAAGGTACTGAATAAACAGATTGCGCATTATGATGAAGAAAAAGCGCAACTTGAGTCACGCTTTAAGATTAGTGATTAGGCGGCGTTCTGTAGCGTCCACGCAGGCGGGTTGAGTTGCCATTGTATAATTTCCGAAGCACGCCAACCGACCCGACCTGGCGAAATCCGGACCTGCGCGGGAAAGCGCTTCGCCTTTACTTCTCGCCATAGCGTGGCGTGTGAGAGTGAAGTCACGGCCAGTACTTCAACCTCTTTGAGGTAGCGATCTAGTGTTGTCATGCTGCCTCCAGTAAAGCTTCAATTATCTTCTGACCCGCTAGCGGTGGCACCGCGTTTCCCGCCATATGCAATGTCAGTCTGTGACTGTCGGGGCGTTTCGTAGTTTTGGGAAAAGACTGTGCGGCAAGGGCTTCGTTTGCGGAGATCATGCGCATTCTGTCGCCGTCGACTATTGCCCAGCGATCAAGGGTCGTGATGGTGCCGATCGGGCGATCCAGGCTGCGGCCCGTCAGCCCTGAGCCTGAGCCGTAATAGGGCATAACGAATCGATCGCCGAAGCGCGCCCGGCCATTTTTTACCCTCGTCAGAGTCGATTCCGCACGACCAGGCTTTTCTATAGCGGCCCACTTTCCCGCGTCAAAGTCGATAAACGTACGCGCTGGCACATGTTTGTGCTGCTGTAGCTGAAGGTTGAGAGGAGCCTTGCTTTTGGTCAGCACGAGAAAAAGCCGGACACGATGTTGCGGCACTCCAAGATCGGCGCAGTCGACTATGTGCGGTGCGATTTGATAGCCGAGGGCGCGCACTGCAGCCTCCCATGCGGGGTACAGCGGCCAGTCCAAAAACTCCGGTACGTTCTCAATCCCGCCAAGTTCCGGGCGGTGATATTCGAGTGCCGAGACGACGGCCCAAGCAGTTGACCGACTTGCATCGTGCTGTGGGTTGCCCGACGACTTTCCCCGCGCCTTCGAATGGCCTTGGCAGCAAGGTGAGGCTAAGAGTAGATCATGGGCGGGGGCGTCTTCCCACCGAGCTTGCTGCAAGTCTTGGCAGATGTGCTGCGTGTCCGGATGATTAGCGCTGTGCCACTCCACTGCTACTGGCCAGTGGTTGGCTGCCCAGAGGACCTTCACGCCGGCGTCGCGTGCCCCCGTGGACCATCCGCCAAGACCGGCAAACAGATCTATTGCAGTGATCATGGCCGCACCTCGTCGCACTGCCGATGGCTCTGGTCGAAGGCGCGCATGGGCGAGCTGGTGGTCAGTGATCCGACGCGCGGCCCCAGGAACAATGCGAGAGGGAAGGACAGGACTGCCCAAAGAGTCAGAACGATGGCCCAGTTCATTGCGCACCGCCTTGCTTGAGGGTCGCAACGTACTCGCGATGGTCGGTTAGGCGGATGACTTCTGTGCCTTCTGAGACCTGAGGCGTGCCCACAAGCGCGATAGCGATCAGATCCTGGTCCAACACAAGAAGGCGACCAATCACCTCCGGCTCATTTCTTTTGTTGTTGAGGTGCGTATACCCCTGAGCAGGCTGCGCGGGCGGGCAATCCCGAGCGATTAGCGTTGCCTCAGTGGTCGCTGCCCGGCGCAGCTTTTCGTGGGGTATACGTGCGTCGTTGCGGGCACGAACAAGAGCAGTAATGCCTGCTGCTTCGCAGCAGAGACTCTTTGTTTCTTGCGCGTCGACGTTTGGAATATGAGGAAGCAAAGCGGCATCAGGTCGAGCGATCGAGCGCTGGACGTTCGTTGCCGCTTTCTTCCGGTGCTCGATGCTGAGTTGGTCCATCAGGCGCCGGAAGTATGTGTCCCGCGCTTCCTGAATGCTCCAAGGCCGAATCGCTTTCGGCATCGGTTCAACGCCGGTAAGGCAAGACCAAGCGGCCGGGTGGTGGGGCATCAGATCTCGGCGTTCGGTCGCAAGCGCAATCATGTCGGCATCACGCACGCATGGCGGCAGCTCCGAGTGGATCCAGAATCGGTTGCAGATGGCGAACCATATCCCTTCCTCGATCACCTGGTACTCGGGCATCGCCAGCTTCAGCGGACGAACCATGTCACCACAGTAAGCCTCGGTGGCGTCATGCAGCAGCGCCGCAAGCTTGTGCTCCTCGGGCACCAGATCGGCCACGATGCAGCTGTGCTGGGCAACGCTGTAGAATTTCCGGGTGTGTCCGCCGAAGCGGCAGATGTGAGCGAGTGCATGAGCAATATCGCGTGGGTCTATCAGATCGGCGTCCGGCGCGCTGAGGTCGAAGCTCTTGCCGAGGTAGGTCAGAATCTGAGTCATGCGGCCTCCTTGACCAGGTCGGCGAGTAGCAGGTTGTTCTCGGTGGTTTCGTGCAGCAGTTTCATCAGATCCTCGCCGAGCAGCTGCTTGAGCTGCCGATCAAACTCTTTGCGGTAACGAGTTGCTTGAGCGAGTTCGGTAACCGCGATGGTGTACTGGTGCTGCAGCGCGCCGGCAGTCTCAGGGTCGAGGCGCAAGGGTTTTGATTGGCTCCTCATGCTGCCTCTCCCTGCGTGATCTGGATCTGGGGATTCACAGCAACGGGCACGGTCTGGCCTGGCTCGACCTGGTCACGGATGCGTGTTGCAATTTTGTTCAAGGCAGCCAGTTGCGATACGACTCGGGCGCGATACGGTTCGGTGCCCTGCATCGGCGCCCATGTGCCGTGCGCAACCCGCAGCGTGGTCGCGATGGCCAGCAAGGTTTGCAGGTCGGCGGCGGTTAAACCGTCTTTTTCGAGCCTAGCTTGATGAAGGCCAGCAGCACGACCGTCGCTGTAGTGGCGGGCATGGTCGCTGGTGATCGCATAGACGGCGAGGAGGTACATGCCGTAGGCAAATCCCCCTGCAAGAATGATCGCAACAATGATCAGTCCAACGTTTAGTAATTGCATGTGGTGTGCTCCTGAGTTTCGGGTGGCTGGTGGTGGCAGCCGTGGGGTTAATCAGTCGTCGTCTGGATCGGGTGGGTCGGCCAGGCCGGCCATAAGCTTTGCTTGAAAGGGCATGTAGCCTTGCTCGCGTAGCGCGTCGTACAAGTGGTAGTCAGCTGCAAGCAGGTGGTGGTCCGCGCACAACCCGAGTGCCTGTTCGGATTGCTGCAGGCGGGCTTTGCACTCCCGGCATTCGCAACGCAGAGTCATGGCGAAGTCTCCGTGCTATCGACCTGCATGCCGGCCATTTCTTCGTCTGCCCTATACCCGCGTATATCAATCAGTGCGGCAACGTGACGGATGTGTACGAACTTCGGCGCTTTGCGGCTGGTGTCCAGCGTGGTAATGGGTAGTTGGATCCGACCGCTCTCGATTTCGGCAGCGAACGACCGCTCATTGAGGTTGCGGAAGTACTGCACGCGCAGCTTGTCCAGGGGGATGAGCACGTCACCAAAGGTGCGATAGAGCAGCTCAACCGTTACGGGGTCTGGCGCGGGCAGTAACCGCAGCGGGGCTTGGGTAGCCGCTGCCATCACGCCGCCTCCTTCGGTCGTGGAAGCTTGGCGTCTTTTTCAAGGCGTTGCAGTGCCTCTTCGGCGTTTTGCCCGTAGCCATAAAGCGCTGCATTGGTGTCTGAGAAAATGAACACGTTGAGATCTGGAGGGCAGCCCTCATGCGCATTTATGCTTACCAGGTACCTTCCGCCGTCAAGCTCGGCTGCCAACAACGCAGCGCTAGCCCGTAGCTCCACCCATTCACTGTGAATGCGGGTCGTTGCTTCAATCTCGGCCCCAGCTGCTGCGCAAATGAAACGGGCCCAGCCTTGAATCATTTCAGGCGTTCGGCACTCCGGCAAAGTCGCGGTCAGTTGCACCAATGCGCGATCAATCAGTTCGTGGTCCATGCTTTTTGCTCCCCTTGGGATGGTTCCAGGCAATCAAACAGTGCTTTTTGGTGAGCTCGCGCAGGTGCTCAGGAACCTCAAGGAGCGCTGCATTGCGCTCCTCTTTGGTCCTCATGGCGATGATCTGGCGAGCGTATTCCCTAGGCCACGTCACGGCGGTCGGCCGGTATTGGCGGGAGTTCAAGGCCGAGCTGGTTCGCAAGCCAGCGGATGCCAGCCTGTTTGATCCGCACGGACTGTGTGTACTGCAGCCCAAGCACCGGATGGAACCATTGGCCCTTCTTGATGCTTAGATACTCCCGATCGCGCGTTGGGAATGCCGGCAAGCGCTCTGCGTTGAGCAGGCCTTTATCACGCATCATTGCGATGAGCTTCGGGCGGGTTGTGCCCAGGTATTGGGCTGCCTGTTTAAGGTCGCGATCCATATCGCCCCCCTAGGCAGCGTGCGCGGCGGGTGTCGCCATCGCAGCCAGGTGGTTGATTGATTCCGACATTTTTTCGTAGATGTAGACGTCGTCGCCGGCGACCGTGAAGCACTTCGTGCGCGGCTGTTTGACACCTATGCTCATGAGCGCAGTGACACCTGTACGTGTGTTGCCACGGTGCATGGCGACGCAAATGGGCAGCTCGAACCCCATATTCAGTTCGAGAAATCCCCCGGTCCGCACCAAGTTGAATACCTGCTCGCGCTGCTCCTGGGTGAAATTCCCGTAACGTCGATCCGCGTGCAAAGGTGGTGGCTCTGCTGCGGTAATGTCGGTCGGGCCATTGGCGATTTCTTCAATGAAGTCGGCCAGCTGGAGGTGAGTCTTCTTGCCGTTGGGTAGGGTGACAGAGTGTCGCTGGCTACCCATGGCAACACAGAAGGCCGTTTCGTCCGGACCGCGTTCGACCGTGAGTGTGAAAAGCAGAGGCTTCCGAGTTGTGCTGTGGCGCAACGTGTGGTTGAACGTCTCGCTCAGGTTCACTTGGGCATTGAGCAAGGCAAGCGTGCGATTATCGAGTTTGAAGCGCTTCATGCCGCACGCCCTCCGCCGTTAGGGTCGAAGGGAGCCGGTGCTGTGCGGGCTATCAGTCTCGGTTTTGAAGGCACGAAAGTGCAGCCGACACGCAAGGCGAGCCGACGAACTTCGAAGACAAAAAAAGGAGAACCGACGGCAGGATGCGCGTGGACTGTTGCTGTGGTGTGCATGGTGTTGCCTCGCTCTGTGGTGGGAGAGTGAGGCAAGTAAACAATCTGTTTGGTTTTAGGTCAACACATTTTGTTTGGAATCACAAAAGTGAAGGCCCTTTCAACGGGCGTGTGGATGACCACCAAAACACTCTGCCGAGTATCACCACACGTTGAGCCATTATCTGGTCGAAATCGTAGTCTTCATCTGGATACTCAGCGGAATTAAAGCTCCGCATTCTGACGCCGCCGGCTGTGCGTTGAAGGAACTTGATTCGGAAATGGCCGTCGTGGTCGATGGCATATATTTCGCCATCGATTATACGAGTCATCCCTGTGTCGATGCCTACCGTAGCTCCGGATAGAAGTAATGGATGGTTGCTGTCCCCGCTATTCGTGGCAAACACAGCATTCGACGGGTCAACACCGCAAGATCTCATTGTGGACCGCGAGAACCGTAATTTGGGACCGGCGATTTCCTGAACCTCAGTGCGGGCAATCTTGCCAGGCCCCGAGGACAGCTCTACTTCCTTGTATAGCCTCAGTTCAACCTCGTCATCTTCCAGTGGTGTGTCGGAATCCCAAGGCGCCATTGGTTCCAGCACGTATAGCGGCGTTGCCTCGGGCTGCCTGCCCGGGCTATACCTCGCAGTGGTCTCAGTGCGCATAGGGACGTCCTTCCCTTCTAGCCATTCCCGCTCTACCACCAGGGTCATGGCGACTTGGGTGACCATGTAGGAGGGCACGCCGCGTTTCTTCCAGTTAGTAATATTCTGGTCATTGTCTAGCTCAAGCAGTCGGGCTAGTTCGGCCCCTGTCAAGCCGGAGTCTTCCAGTGCCTGACGAAAGCGTGGGCCTTTGAGGAATAGCGGAGATTTAATCATAAACAGGATGTTACAGGCCTTGCTTTCAAATGATAACAAACGTATTGTTTGCTTATGCCAATCACATTGTTTGCTGCGGGTAACATCATGAGTACGCCTAATCAGATCTTCGATTTGATCCTACTGGCCGCAGAGGCAGCTGGTAAGAACCCTTCTCAGCTTGCGCGGGAGTGCGAGATCAGCCCACAGAGGCTTTTCAACTGGCGGCGCCGAGGTGTGCCCGTTGCACAAGTTAGGCCGCTCGCCAAGGCACTTTCTGGTGCTCTCCTGCCGCATGAGCTGCGTCCTGACCTGCCGGAAATATTTCCAGCCCCTGAGAATATTGTTGCCGTGAAAGCTGCTTAGAAAAAAGGCGACCCAAAGGCCGCCCAGTTCCTCCCGGCAAACACCACCACAGTGCTGCCGGGTCGCAATAGGGTAAGCGCGCACACCACATGCATTAACGCTCGCCCTTACCGCGAACCAAGGCCCGGAAGCCTTGGGTTGCTGCCGTCTCCACCACAGATAGAGCAGCTGTTGCGCCAGAGGTGAACGACGGATCGTTCGCCTCGGCACGGTGCCGGGTTAGATCGTACAGATCGAGACCGGCTTTTTTGGGCCTTTCCAAGCCACGCCGCAAATGTAACACCACTACATTGCGTGCGGCACTGGCAACTTATAAGGATTAATGCCATGAGCCGAGTTGCTCTTAACTGTGTCGAGCGGTCAAACCGGGAGGTTCTGACCCTTGAACTCGCCCTTTACCATGCCGCCCGGGAGTACCCAGGCGGTGCCGCGTCAATAGCCGCCACCACCGGACGCAATGCCACCACCCTGCAACACAAGTTGTCGCCAACCCATCCCAAGCACGTCGTCAATGTGCAGGAATTCGGCGAGATTCTTGAGCTGACTAAAGACCGTCGCATCCTTGATGCGGTTCACGCCCTGGTCGGTGACACGATCTGGCAGGACCTTGCGGACTGCTACACCGATGACATGCCAGAGACGCTTACTGTTGGGATTGCAAAGTACTTCCACCAGGTGGCGGATCTGGCTGAAACATGGGCTGAGCACATCAGCGATGGTCAGGTGGATGACAGCGAGTTGGCAGAGATACGTCACCGGGTGTTTCGCTGTATCCAAGGTTTGCTTGGGATGTACAACCGCGCTTCCTACGTCAACCAAACGACGAAGGGGGTGCCTCGTGGCTGATGACATCGATCTCGCAAACGACATCATGCAGGAGCGGCTTGATCAGGCTCTGGCACAACGTCGTGCGAAAAAGCAGGCGTTCCCGGCTCACTCATTCCTTTACTGTGAAAACTGTGACGACCCAATCCCTACTGCGCGGCGTCTGGCTATTGCCGGTTGCACTCAGTGTGTGAGCTGTCAATCCATCGCTGAATCACGCGAGGCCCGCCATGCTCGATGATGTTTTGGCGCAATTCGCTGAGTATGGCCTTGAGCCTGCGCAGCCTTTGGTATTCGGCAAGCTGACTCGCTGCAAAACGACCCAAGACAAAGGCAAAGAGAAAAACGGCTGGTACGTGATCCACGAGCACCGGACCGAAAAGAATGAAATTCTGATCTTCGGCAGCTTTGGCGACTGGCGGTCAGGGGAAACCCAAAAGATCAAGGTCAAGGCCGGCCGCATGAGCCCTGAGGAGCGTGAAGTTATGCGTGCTCGTCAGGAAGAGGCCAAACGCCGTGCCGCCGAGGTTGCTGCCAATGCGTCACGTCGGGCTGCGAATCGTGCTAGCAGCCTGTTCAAGCGCATGCCCGAGACGGGTAGGAGCGTCTATCTCGACCGAAAACAGATTGTCGGTTTCCGGGTCCGCTATGCGCCTCGATCGGGCGCTTTTCTTATTCCGATGAGCAATGCCCGCGACCAGATCGTAGGCTTGCAAGTGATCTTCCCTGAAAAACAGCAGGACACCGGCCGGGATAAGTCCTACTGGCCATACGGAATGTCGAAGGAGGGCGCGTTTCATCTGATCGGTCCAGATCCTGAGCCTGGCGAGCCGCTGCTGATCTGTGAAGGCTATGCGACCGGCGCAAGCCTTCACATGGCGACATCGTTCGCGGTCGCCATTGCATTTGACGCCGGCAACCTTCTGCCTGTCGCGAAGTTGATGCGCGACCGCTTCCCTGGTCGCCCGCTGATCGTTTGCCGTGACGATGACTGGAAAACCAAGCGCCCTAATGGCGATGCTTGGAACCCTGGTGAGGAAAAAGGCAGTAACGCTGCTCTGATCGTTGGTGGCCAGGTGGTCAGTCCGGTTTTTTCAAGTGACCGACAGGATAAGTGGACCGACTTCAACGACTTGCACTGCTCCGAGGGGCTGGATGCTGTCCGGCGACAAGTGTTGGCGGTGGTTAAGCCTCCTGCAGCTGGTGGTTGGAAAGACCAGTTAGCCCGAGCAGAAAGCGGCGCTCTGATTGCGCATATGCAGAACGTTGAATTGATCCTCGGCAATGATGAGCGCTGGGCGGGAGTGATTAGCTTCAACGCGTTCAGCTCCAAGGTCGTGAAACTGCGGGCCGCGCCATACGGTGGCGGCACGGGCGATTGGGCTGACATCGACGACATGCGCGTGATGAAGTGGCTCGCACAGACCTACAACCTCCGTGTGAAGGCATCCAGCGTTATCGAGGCGGTGAGCATCGTTGCCCATGACCATTCGATACATCCTGTCCGTGAGTACCTCGATAAGTTGGAGTGGGACCGCGTCCCACGCCTTGATAGCTGGCTCACGGATGTCTTGGGCGTTACCCCCAACGATTATTCGATGAAGGTCGGTAAACGCTGGATGATTTCGGCCGTCGCGCGGGTGATGAAACCGGGTTGCAAGGCCGACTCTGTGTTGATTCTCGAAGGTGCTCAGGGCGCTGGTAAGTCCACGGCCATGAGCATTCTTGGCGGCAGTTGGTTCATGGATACTCCATTCGCCTTGGGCGACAAGGACGGGTTCCAGGCGATTCGAGGGAAATGGATTGTCGAGCTTGGGGAGCTGGACAGCTTCAACAAAGCAGAGAGCACGAAGGCGAAACAGTTTTTTTCGGCATCCACCGATACCTACCGTGAGAGCTACGGCCGAAGAACTAACGACGTGCCACGCCAGTGTGTTTTCGTCGGTACCACCAACCAAGAAGAGTATTTGAAGGATGCAACCGGTAACCGGCGCTATTGGCCGGTTGCCTGTACGCGTGTGGAGCTCGACCTGTTGCGCGAGATCCGCGACCAGCTGTGGGCCGAGGCGATGTTTTGCTACGAGTCCGGTGAAGTCTGGTGGGTGAATCGAGAAGAATCATCGATGTTCGCCGAGGCGCAGGACGAACGTTTCGTCGTGGACGAGTGGGAAGGTCCGATCCTCACCTGGTTGGAGGAGTCGCAGATCGGCGCGACCGCGTCAGGCGGCGACTTGCTAGGCACCGCGTTGAAGATCGATGCCAGTCATTGGGGCAAGCCAGAGCAAATGCGCGTAGGCGCCATCATGCACAGGTTCGGTTGGAAGCGTACTCGTCTGAGTGCAGCGTCAAAGAGTGGCCAGCGTCCTTGGGTTTATAAGAAGCCTGACGACTGGGGTGCAGGCAACATGCCGCAGTCAGCGCCTCGCGAGGAGCCCTGCTTTGATTAAGCGAATTGATGAAATGCTCAAGCTGTGGGCAGAGGATCTGCACTCACCGACTCGCTGCGGCGGTAGTGGCGGCGGCGGAAACATGATCGCGATGCTGATGGAGTGCAAGGGCGAACTCATACGTGGGACGCGGGGAAGTCGTGTGCTGCTCGATGAATCTGCCGATATCGAATTGATCGTGAACAAGCACCTGGCACCAGAGCTGGCCGTGGTCGTTTGGGAGCACTACTGCAACCATGACAGTTTCTTGTCACAGAAGATTCTGCATTGCGGCTGTAGCCGTAAGACTTACTACGATCGCCTGCACGATGCGCATGAAAGCATCCAAGGCATGTTGTGGGGGAAGGCAGCGTGATGTCTGAGCATTCTGTCGCCATCGGCACGGTGCTGTCCCACCTTGTCCCACCTCAATTTGCGGGAGTGGGACGGGTTTCGCCCCCGTTTGCGTTGGGCTGTCCCACCGTCCCACCTCAAAGTGTGTTTTGCACATGTGAGCGTAGCGGGCACGTTCGTGCGCGCTGTACGCGCCAGCGTGTTTTTAATAACTCTCTCTTTACACGGAGAAAGAGTAATAAAGGTGGGACAGTGGGACGGGGCTTTGTTTTCGGGCTCCGAATCCGTCCCACCTCATTCAAGCGGGTGGGACAAGTGGGACGGCTGAATAATGAGCAGATGGCCGTGGTGATGTATTCGCCTACGTTGCTGCGGTGTTGGTGCTGTATTGCCTACATATTGGTCGGTGGCGTTAAATCTGGCTTGCTGCCAGTAAACTCGACCTGTAAAAAGTACACATCTTCGATAGGTGCGACCGCATAGAGCGGCAAGCATCAACCAGATCAAACCCGGCCCTCGCGCCGGGTTTTTCTTTTTCTGCGTCAACACGGTGGGGTACGACTATGGCCGAGCCAGCGAGCACGACCGCATCCGTCGTGGTGCTCGGTGCAGCAGGGGCCGGGTTTGCGGGACTGCTTACAGGCATCGATCTGTTGGCTGCCATTGGCGCGTTCGCTGGAGCGTTGGTGTTCTTCACCACGACAGAGGAATTGCCCGTGTGGAAGCGCGCCGTCTTCTTCCTGGTGTCATTCGTGATGGGTTATCTGTTCTCCCCGGCGTTGGTCGACTTCGAGGTCTGGGGCATCCGCCCATTCAAGTACCCGGGTCCAGCGGCGTTTGGCGCGGCGGTGCTGGTTGTGACCCTTGCTCTAGCCGCAATCAAGCGGCGAGGGAGGATCGGCGCCGATCAGCCTGGAGGTCAGGATGGATAACCCACTGATTCCCGCTCTGCTCACGCAAGTAACGTTCTGGCTGTGCCTGGCGTTGTTCGTTCGCCTGTTCACCTTCCGGCGCAAGGGCGCGAGGTTTCGCCGCAACATGAGCTGCCTTGCGTGGCTGATGATGGTCAGTGCCGGCACTGCCATGATGTACATCAGCAAGGGGCTGCTGGTCATGCCGGCAGTCTCATGGCCGCTGGTGGTGATGCTCGGGGTGTTCGTCGGCTCGGTATGTCAGAGCAGCGGTAACCTGGCGCGCGTGTGGAGGGAAGGTTGATGGCAGCTGAACCGAGGATCTACGACAGCCGCTGGGAAAAAGCCCGCACGGGTTTCCTGCTCAAACATCCGCTGTGCGTAATGTGCGCGGAGCAGGGTCGAGTGGTCGAGGCGAAGGTGGTTGACCACAAGGTCAAGCACGGTTTGAAGGCTGCCTTGCTGTCCGGCAATGCTGCTGCGATCACAAGAGCCCGTG